CGGAGATCTCATCCTTACAATTCCTTATGATGTATGTGAAGCAATGGGATGGGATATCGGTACAAACTTAGATTATGACATGACCGAGGATGGACTCGGGTTTATTTTGAGGAAAGCAGATGAACAATGAACAAGAAGTAGAAGTTAGTATTGGTGATTCCCTGGTAGCAGTCAATGAGTGCCTGATTGCCATCCACAAGCGCCTAGAAGCGTTGGAATCATATGTCAATGAGTTACCTACCCCAGACAAGACTTATTACAAACCAGAGGGGTATGAGGACTATCTCAATTTACCTGGCAATTTAAAAGAGATCTATCGGAGGATTGGAGAACTAGAGAATGGGATGCAAAACTAAAGGTGGGTACGGGTTTGCAGAATGCAGCGGACTTGGACCCAACCCAGACCATTGCAAGTTTTACACTCCGTCCTCTGGGGGTGTAACTTTTAGTGTAAAGGAATATCCACAGAATGTTATCAGACAGGGTGATTACAATATACCTGGGAGGGAAGATAATGCAGTCATGTACCCTTTTATCCAGGCGAGCGTAATCGCCGCTACCGCAGGATCCACAGGGTCTGGTACTGGAACATCTGCAGCAAACTGTGGAAAACTCTCTATACCAGATCCTTGTGACACTCAATCGGGGGACGACGGCGCGGTCTCCACATTATATACAGAATGGTTTCCTACTCAGTTATCATTTGATTTTAATTTCTCAGACACTTGGTTCTCTTACTTGTATGATACCTCAGTCAATTCAGGTATTGTAGGTATTCCTTGTTATTACATTGAAACAGAGGATCGCGATGGAGGGGACGGCGGAAGTCGTCAGATTTGTCACCCTTGTACGGCGTTTACATCTACACCAGCAGAGACGAGTATAAGTTATACAGCAGAGGAAGACCTTACAGGCGATCCTGATTGCCCTCACCCCACATTATTTGGTATTGGTACTAACTCCAATAAAATTGTATTCTCATATGATCAGTTATCTACTATTCTTCCTAATGGTGTAACAGATTTTTCATTGAGTTATGATGGTGTCACCTATTCAGATGCCTGGAACGGTAGTGCTCAAGAGGGAACGTTTATAGAATACATCTCACCACAGAACCCTTGGCAACAGGGTGATGAGAATATGAGTGAATTTGAGATCTATGATTTCACTAGTGGTGCGACTAAAGATAATTTTATTGTAAAAGCAAGAGTAGAACCTGTCTTTGATGATACTGGTACAGGTAATACTATCTTCAGTGGCACTAGATGGGTCATCACTGAGTTCTTGAATCAAGGAACAGGGTATGCAGTGAATGATGTATTCCAAATGACCCTGCTACACACTCACCCAGACAACTCTCAGAGCACCTTTACGATGAATCTGAAGGTGACTGCTGTTGGTCCTGTTGATAATGTGACTGCTACAGAGGGTTTTGATATCCTTAGAGTTGATGATACTATCAATGGACATAAGATTACCCGCGCTTTCCACACTGACGAAGATAATTTCCAGTATCATGTTGCATATCTGGATGGTGATGGACTAGATTTTACTAAAGATACACAATATACATCAGATCGTAACCATACTATTACTGTAGTAGCAGGTTATGGTATTAAAGATCGCGCAATATTGATTGGTTTATATGAATTTTTGAACAAATCACTACAATTCCTTACGGCAGACATCAATAGAAATGCACCAGATGCGTTTAATAGTATTGTTCAACCTATTGCATTCGTTACAATTACTAATGGAGCGGTAACAGATCTCTCATTTAACGGAGAAGTTGTTCAATTAGACATCAGTAGTATCAAAGGTAGTCGAAAAGACGGTTATAGTTCTGCAGATAACGTTACATTGACTGGTGGAACAGGGTCTGGATGCGTTGTTAACATCGAAGTTGGTGATGATGGACGAATTGATGACGTAATTGTCGTAAATCCTGGTTCAGGATACCTTGCTGGTGACGAACTTACCATTCCTGGTAGTGTAAAACCCGCAGGAACACCTAAAAATGCAACAATTAGAGTCGCAGCAGCGGCAAGACCTGGTTCTGGGTTCGTAAATCTTCAAGTTGCACCTATTTTAGAGATCAGTCCGTCTCCAAAAACACCACAAGACGACAATAATGACGCAAAAATCGAAGCAACCTTCGTTGGAGGCAGTGTATCTTCCGTAATTATCACAAAAGGCGGAAGTGGTTACGATCCAAACGTGCCAGTTTCTGTAGTTGTTAACAATATTGATGAAATTACTACCATTCTGCAGAAAAATGATGGGTATAGAGCGAATTTGGTAGAGGAATTTCAAGGTATGTTGAAATCTTTACCGCCATCATCGGGAACAGGACCCAATCCAGTGGAAATTACCGCTGAAGACCTGCAAAGTATTGAAGATTCTTACAAATATGTCCCTGCTGAGACCTCTCTTGAGAATGCAGAACCAGCATTTACCGTAAAGATGGACCCTGATAGGGAAAGAATTGATCAATTACCGCAGAGTTTGTATAGTTCTGACGCAACTGCACCTTTGAAGGCGATTATGGATAGTTCTTACCCCTTGGATTACCTACAAAGGACACCAGTTGATGATGAATTCAAGCAAGTGTTCTTTGAAGAGCAAGCAAGATCCCTTGAACAGATCTCTGATGACATTGATTCTATAACACAGAAGCAGATTCCTGAGTTTAAACAGACTCAAGAAACTAAAATTGAGACCTGTGTGGGGAGTTTTACCAATTTGCCTACCGCGTCCAAATTCACTAAATATATTATGCGTCAATATCGTGCAGATCCTGCAAAACAAACTGGTATCACAGTTTCGTTATCTTGTACTCCTCAAGATATTGGATGTGCTCATATTACATGTCCTCCTCCTGCTCTATCTCCTGGTTACAGTGAGCAAGTTGATGAAGGAAATGTCGATGAAGAAGGTAATCCAGTCACTACAACCTACACATATTCTTACAGCATGTCACCTCTTCTTGGACCTGGAGCACAAAAATGGACTGCTACAGGTGATATGACCATCTTCCATGACTTGACAAGAGCAGCAGCGACTGTTAGTATGGCAGTTGATGCATACGGAAACCCTTTCTCAAAATAAAAGATCATGGCAGGACTAATGGCAGGCATCTTCATGGGATCATGCTCTGGGCATGGTACTGGTGCTGGTGCATCTCACCATCCTGGTTTGGGTGGCGGTATTCTTCCCAACTGTCCTCATCCTTCCCTTAGTCCTACAATCGTTGCCTCGCCTTTACCTGCAGTTAATGCAGTTGCTATTTGGCCACCTACACCACAACAACCATTGGGTGTCGCAAAAGCAGTTGCCGCAAGGGTTTTCATCAATAAGAAAGTCCCTATTGTAGATCAAGATCTTTTAATTCCACATCCTACACCTACACAGTTTACTACAACATCTGTTGGTAAGAAATGCCTTACTGTACGCAATACACCTGCTTGGTGGTGTACAGTTGGTGTAGAGGGTGGTAGAGAGACCGCTAAAGGTCATGCTAGGAAGGCATTAGCGACTAGTAAGACTGTCTTTATCGGTGGTGTCAATGCAACACGCTTTGGAGACCCCTTAGGTGATGGTACGCCAGCGTTTCCGTGTCTATCTGTTATCACAGGCGCAAGTCCTAACGTTTTTATTGGAGCTTAATTATGGCAAAAGTTAAAAAGTCGCTTTCTGGCGCAAATATGATCGAATCGACTCCTAAGAAAACTCGTCAGGGGTCTGGTCAACACACAAAGTATGGTTCGACAAGTCGAAATAACGCCAAGAAGCGTTATCGTGGTCAAGGTCGATAAATAAAAAGGGATGGAACCCCTTTATAAGTTCTGATTTTTATATAAAAGGAGGCACATGGGGTTAAATCACGTTCCTGACCACAATCCTGAGATGATGAAAGATGATTTTGGTACAATTGTACTAATTACAGACCCAAAATCTGATCGTTACCTCAAGTTGTACAAGGATAATCGACAAACACAAGAGACTGAGAACTTCAGAAAATGGCGTTAAAGAAAATTGGGGGTAAGGATCTAGCGATATCACGAAAATTCGTGGATATGGCAGTCAATTTCTCCAGAAATCCCTTTACTGACGATATATCAGTCGTAAAGAATGAAGGTGCTATCAAACAGGCAATAAAAAACCTGATTTTGACAACACCTGGAGAAAGACCCTTTGAACCCAATTTTGGATCTAAAGTTAACTCCTTGTTATTTGAACCTTTAGATCCATTTACTGCTGATGCTCTTACAGAAGAGATCATAAATACCATTAAACAATATGAACCTAGAGTACAACTTGAAAATGTTTTAGTGACGCCTGTTTATGAAGGTAATAAAATCAATATTACCATTGAATACAAAGTAGTCGGGTTACCAATTGTCGAAACAATCAATTTTGTTTTA